AAAGCTCAAATGGGCTGGGGTGAAACCAATACCACTAAATTTGGTAACATTGATGGCACGCCACTTGAAGGCATACAAGTTACCTTTGTAAAGTCAGATGGATCAACAACAACTTAAAGATGCAATCGCCAGGGTTCAGTTTCCACAAAAACTAGAATGCTTATTTGAACCAAAACTATCACGCTATCGAATATTATTTGGTGGCCGAGGCGGTGCTAAATCATGGGGAGTGGCTAGAGCTTTACTGATTAAAGGCGCTAGAGTGCCAACTCGTGTATTGTGCGCTAGAGAGTTTATGACATCTATTAAAGACTCGGTGCATAAATTACTATCCGATCAAATAGATGATATGGGTTTAAATGGGTTTTATGAGATAACTCAAAACTCTATTAGAGGATTAAACGGCACAGAGTTTGCCTTTGTAGGTTTAAAAAACAATATTGCCAATGTTAAATCGTTTGAGGGTATTGACATAGCGTGGGTAGAAGAAGCCCAAACCGTATCCAAGACTAGCTGGAATGTATTGATACCGACTATCCGTAAAGAAAAGTCTGAAATATGGATAACATTTAACCCTGAATTAGAAACAGACGAAACCTATCAGCGCTTTGTAATTAATCCGCCTGACCAATCCGTTGTTCAACGTATTAATTGGAACGATAACCCTTGGTTTCCTGAAACGCTACGATTAGAAAAAGATGCTTTAAAGAATAGGGATTTGCAGGCTTACAATAATGTGTGGGAAGGCTTATGCCGAATCACCGTTGATGGCGCTATATTCGCTAATGAGATGAATATGGCGGATCTATCAGGTAGAATAACAAGAGTGCCTTACGATGCCACAAAACCTGTCCATGCGGTCTTTGACTTGGGTTGGGCAGATCACACAGCTATATGGTTTGTGCAATTCATAGGCATGGAAACAAGACTTATTAGATATATGCAAGATACGCAAAAGACTATCACTCATTATTTAGCAGAAATGCAGAAGTTTGGGTATATATACGACACTTTACATTTACCACACGATGCCGAGAGTAAAAACATTGCGTCTAATGGCCGCTCTATTAATGACATAGTAAGAGCAGCAGGATTTAAAACAAACATTTTACCTAGAGTTCCTGTTGTGGATTCTATAAACGCAGCACGAACCATATTCAATAGTTGCTATTTTGATAGAGAAAATTGCGAGGATGGGTTACAATGCTTGCGTCACTACCGATATGAAGTTGATGCTGATACAGGTCAATTTAGTCGAAATCCACTCCATGATGTATATTCGCATGGCGCTGACGCATTTCGCTATATAGGTTTAATGATCCAAGACAAAAAAGAACGTAAAGCTCAAAAATTAACTTATAGTCCTGGCGCAAGCTGGATGGGATAAAACATGGCAGAAGATAGCATTCAACAAAGTGATAACGACCCACGCATAGCAGATGCGATTAAATTCCTACAGTTTGCCAACGAAGCAGACCAAAACAATAGATCAGAAGCTTTAGAAGATTTAAAGTTTGCAGCAGGTGACCAATGGCCTGTTGAAATTCAAAACAGTCGAGTATTAGAAGCTCGCCCATGTCTAACAGTAAACAAAGTTGACGCTTATTGCCGTCAGATCACTAATCAAATGCGCCAACAAAGACCACGCATCAAAGTGCATGGCATGAATAACGAATCAGACGCAAGAATGGCAGAAATCCTACAAGGTATATGCCGACACATTGAGAATCATTCCGATGCAGACCAAGCTTATGACAAAGCTGGTGATTTTGCAGTAAGAATGGGTTGGGGTTATTGGCGTGTCACTACAGATTATGTGCGTGACGATTCATTCGACCAAGAAATCTACATCAGAGCTATTGACAATCCTTTCACAGTTTACTTTGACCCTAATTCTGTTATGCCTGATGGATCAGACGCAGAAACAGTTTTAATTACTACAGTCGTATCAAAAGACAACTTCCGTAAGATGTATCCTAAAGCCGAAACTGAACAAGGTTTTACAATGCGTGGCACAGGTGACACTAATCCTGAATGGGTTATGAAGGAAGATATTAGAATTGCTGAATATTTCTATACAGAACGCAAAGCTATTAAAGTTCATTTACTATCAGACGGCTCAAGCGTTAAATCAACCGACTTACCTTCACAAGATATATTAGACGCAGCAGGCATTACTATTGTTGAATCTCGTGATTCGTTTGAAAAGAAGATTAAAGTATGCAAACTAACTGCTATGGAAGTATTAGAAGAAGGCGAATGGGCAGGTAAATATATTCCTATCGTTCCTGTGTTTGGTCAAGAAACTGTAGTAGAGAACAAAAAAAAGAAGTTTGGTATTGTTCGCATGGCTAAAGACCCACAAAGAATGTATAACTTTTGGCAAACTTCCCTTACCGAGTCAGTTGCATTAGCACCTAAAGCTAAATGGCTATTGGCTGAAGGTCAAGATGAAGGCCACGAAAATGAATGGGCTATGGCTAATATTAAATCTATGCCTGTTTTGCGTTATAAGCAAAAAGACATTGATGGTCAACCAGCGCCTCCACCACAAAGATTACAACCTGAACCTCCTCCAGCTGGCATTATGGCTGCGGCTCAATCTATGACTACTGACTTAATGCAAGTAGTAGGTATATTTGATCCAGCTCAACTACCACAAGGCAATGTTTCAGGTAAAGCATTACAAGGTCAACAACAACAAGTTGATATGACTAATTTCCATTACTATGACAACTTAACTCGTTCTATCCGTCAAACAGGTCGCATCATCCTTGATTTAGTTCCAAAGATATATGATAGAGAAAGAGTATTAAGAATTATTGGTGACGATGGAAAACCTGAAATTTTAACTATTAATCAGTATGGCCAAGATGAAGAAGGCATTAGCAAGATTCTTAATGATGTAACCGTAGGTGAATATGATGTTGTTATGGATACAGGCCCAGGCTACAACTCTAAACGTCAAGAAGCAGTTGAGTCTATGATGGCTTTATTTGCAGCTGATCCTAGTTTAATCCAACAAGCAGGTGATCTATTAGTAAGAAACATGGATTTCCCAGGCGCAGAAACGATTGCTGATAGATTAGCAGTTAATAACCCATTAGCTAAAGTTGACGATAAGTCTAAAGTGCCACCAAGAGTTCAAATGCAACTTCAACAACTCCAAGCACAAAACCAACAATCACAACAAGCTATTCAACAGCTTCAAATGGTTATCCAACAACGTCAAGACATCGAAGGAGTCAAACAAAATGCAGAAACTAAACGTAAACTTATGGATGTCACAGCTAAAGCTCACGATAGTGAATTGCGTGAACAAACTAGCAAGCGTAATACAGACACTGATAACGACACTAAAATCCAAATTGAGCAACTTAAAGCGCAAATAGCGCTTATACTAGCTAATATGGATCACCAACAAGCACATTTAGCTAATCAAGAAACAACAGAAAGGGCAATATAATGAAAAAACCATCAGATATGTCACCTGAAGCAAGAGAAAGACATGAAAAGCACGTTAGTGAAGTAAAAAGCGCATCAAAAAACAAACAACCTGACGAAAGAGACGTAGGCAAATTAATTACTCATATTAACGGTAAAAAAATAACTACCGTTACTTCAGCTAACAAAGCTGAACATGACAAAAACTTTATGAATGCTAGAGCAGGTAAAAAAGAAGAGCCTAAATTAAGCATAGATGACATGAAAAACAAATACAAAGAAAATGAATCTAATAATTACCATACAGAAAATGCTTTAATGTTAGCTCAAAATTTTGGAACTAAAAGAGAACAAAATGCTGTATCAAAAGCTTTAGAATATAGAAACAAAGCTGGCGGATATAAAAGCGATGATCCTATGGCTAACTTACATTATAAAACTACTCATGAAATTCATTCTAAATATTGGCCTCATCTGCATGATGAAGAGGAATAATATTGTATTAAAAGCAATTTAATGATATAAAGCAACAATCTACCAATGGAATCATTGGGTAAAAATCTTGGAGTCATCCATGTCAGAAAAAGAAGCAGGAAGTGTAGTAACTTCTGCTAAC